GATATTGTAGAAAGTGATTCTGAAACATCACAAAGACCAAGTATATCCAGTCAATCAGGATTTGCTTCTAATGTTGATTTATTTAGTTCTACATATAAACAAGATCCAATAACAAGACAGCAGCCAGGGTATGCAGGAAGACCTGGCAGTGGAATGAGAGTTCCTAGAGTTATTGCTAATTTAGAACCATCTGACAGAGTAGGATTCATAACTCCAAATGCTGTTAGTTCTGACCAAGCAAGATTCTCAGAACAATTAAGAAGTGAGATTAGATTAGCCCTTGGAGGTATAGATGATTTAAGTATCACCAACGTAACAGCTACAGAAATTAAATCTGCTTATGGACGTGTAAGTGCAACTGCAAAGAAAAAATGTTTACAGATTTATCAGTATGGAATTTGCAAAGTTTTTGAATTAATTATTTTCCAAGAAGAACAAATTTTTAGAAAATCATTAGCGTTTGCTTCGGGAATAAAATATCCTGAATTACCAGAAAATGATGAAGATCCTAAAGCTTTAGAAAAATACGAAAAACAAAAAATTAAATATGAACAAAAACTTCAACAAGCTGTTGATACTGCAGTTGAAACAAAAGAAATTCCTGATGGTGTATTAGGACTAGCACCTGATGGGGATAGAACGGTACTTTGGAGATGGATGGGTCCTGTGTATGAAGATACAGCACAGGATAAACTTAATCAATCCATCTTCACTAGAAACCTTCAAGAATTGGGGGTTGATAGTATAGAAGCACTGAAGTACTTATTTCCTTCGAAAACTGACGACGAAATTGCAGGGATGCTTTCTGGTTTTCCGTTTAGAATGGTAGGTGAAGTACAAAGGGCATATTCCGCATTTATTGACTTAATAAATCAGGAGATGCGAACACCACATCCGCAGCAACCGAATTTACCGATGGCTGCAGATCCGAGATTAGATCTCACCCCTTTCCTATATCGAACACTAGAAAGTTTACAAAAAGAGGTAACTTATGCAGGACGCTACCGCTCAGCAGACCCAATCAGCACCCCAGACATCCCCGACCCAGCAGAGCAGCTACGTGGCTCCTCAAGCACCAGCGGTTTCAGGGAATTCCCAATGGGTGGCTCCTTCCCAAACCCAACAGGCTCCAGCTCCAGTGGCCCAAGCCCAGATGGGGGTACAAGGGATCCAATACAACCCTACTCAGTACAGCCCCCAAGTACAACAGGCAGCTCCACAAGCGGAGAACCCTTACAAGGACGCATTTACGAAGGTGGTAGGACTCCTGAGTTCACCAGTCCAATTCCCGTTCCAGGGTCAACAGTCGACAGCGAACCCAGCAGCCGACCAAGCCAATTACGGATTCCAACAAACAACCCCATACAGCAACGGGGCTCAGCAGACTTATACGCCTTCGAGCAACAGCAACCAGGCATACTCCAACAGCTCTTCCCAAACTTCTCAGGAGATAACAAACGACCAGCTCCTAGCAAACGGGGTAAGCGAGGCAAGTCTTGAAGTAATTAATCACTTTGGTGCAGATGCTCCAGCAGTTCTTAATAATTACTCTTGTCAGTTAGAAGATTCATTAATAACAACTAATACTCAGTTACAAGAAGCAGTTAACTTGCTACAAGAAATGTCAACTGAGCATAAAGCATATGAGAAGATCCTTACAGATCCTGATGTTTTAGCTGATTACACTTGTGAGTTCTTTGGAGAGAATGGACCTTATCCTGTAGAGGATGATGCTCCTGCATATCCACAGGCTCCTACATTCGCAGGTCAGCAGATTGCTAATCCAGCTGCTGCACAAGGTCAGGCTCAAGCACAAGCTCCTGCAAGACCACAAATGCCTAATCCACCAACTCCACAAGCTCCTGCTAATTCAGGCGACTTTTGGAAGGACTTCGGTGGGGCTGCAGACCGTGATCCACAGAACGCTTGGAGATATCTAAATGCTGCACAGCAAAATCCTCAAGTATTCCGCGAGAAACTTCTCGTAATGGAGTAATAAAAAAAGGGGTGATTTTTAAAATTTCACCCCATTTTACTTTTTAATTATGAAACACAAGAAAAAGGCTAGTACTTCGGATAAAGCAGATAGTTTTTTAAATATGATAGGAACTGCAGGTGGACCTATAGGTTCTCCACAGTTAGTAGGTTTTGGTGGCACTGATACTATGTCACAACTCGCTGCTGGTAATAGAGATGAATATGCAAACATAAGAATGAGAGAAGGGGATACACGAGTTGTAGAAGGTGCAAAAATGCCTTCTGATTTAGATGCATCATATTTGAAATTAAATTTGCCAGGTTCTCCATTACCTGCAAATGGTTTATTAGTTCCGCAAAACGTAAGAGCTGCAGAACAAACTCAAGATGTTATAAGAAGTCAGGAACAAATGTTTTTAGCACAGTATCTACCAGCAGCTGGTTTAAGCCAATTACCTGTAGGTCAGCCTCCTTTAGAATCAAAGAAAGGTAAAAAGTAAATGGAACACGCAAAAGCTAAAAAAGCTAAAGGTAAAGCTGAAAAAGCTTTAACTCAAATGATGATGGAAGCAGAGATGGCAAAAGCTTCTGAGCCTGATTTACAACCTGAAGATGGATATATAAATCCAATGGGACGTATTGGAGTAGTTAGACCAACAACATATTCTTTAACTAATCAATTAAACGGAACTACAACTCAATCTGTAATAAATCCAGAAACTTAAATAAGCTCGTTTATTAAGGGTAAGTATAATTGTACTTAATGGAATTAAGTTTCCAGTTTCAAAGAACACAATTCCGTGTTCGCTATCAGCAAACCTAGCTGACTTCTAAAAATGTTTATAGATAACGATTTTCCGAAGCTGCTTGGTGCAGAGTTATACAGACCTCATCCAGCGTATATCGTTGAAATGGCTTCCGAGCCTGTGGTAGTGCATGACTTCACTAAGCAGCCAGGGCAGACCGTTCAACTCGATAGATACAGATTCTTTGGAAATCCAGGTACAAAAACTTCTCGTGAACGTACTCAGGACCAAACAATCGGAACTGCTAACAGCAGATCTATCGTGAAGGACAAGGTACTTGTATCTCTTAGAGAGTATACAGGTCCAGCTGACCCTAATAATACAACTCTTCCTAGCACATTCAAAATTGCTAGAGAAACTCTAATGACAGCTCAGCGTTTGCTGCTTGATACTGGGAACCTTAATATGTTCCATCAATCAATTGGTTCACTGACTTTATTAGATGATTACAGAAGGTGGAGAGACAGAGTATTCATTGATGAACTATTCAAATCTGAATCTCGTGGTCAATCTTCTGATACACAAGGTGGTTACTACTACCCTAATGGCAAAGCAAAAGCTGCTGGTGGAGCCAGTCTTAATGCTTATACAGCTACAGAATATGCTTCTGAGCGTTTTAAGTTCAATGTTAAGACTGACTTACTTGAAGTCGTTAAAAGTTTAAGAAAGCGTCATGTACCAGTCTTCGCAGACGGTTACTATCGCTGTATAGCAGATCCTTCATTCATGAAAGATCTAAGAGCCGATCAAGGCTTCCGTGAAGTAGCAAGATATCCAGGAATGGGACAAGGTTCACCTTTAATGGGTGCTGGTGCTCCTAACCAAGCAATCTATGCTGGTGGACAGTATGGACAAGCTCAGTTCGTAGCAGGCGAGCCTGTTATGCCTTCTGGATTCGTGTTTGAAGGAGTAAGATTCTTTGAATCTACAAACTTCCCATCTAAATCAATCTCGGTCGATATTGGTGATGGAAACGGTGCAAGTACAAAGACAACTCCAGCAGGATTGTTCTTTGGTCCACAGGCAATTGGTGTTGGTATCGGTGGTCCTAATGCTCAAGTTTTAATTAATAATAATGATGATTTCTCAAGATTTATCATTCTTATTTGGCAGCTATATGCTGGTTTTGCAAACTTGAATAAAGACTTCATTACCACTTCCTTCACAATCACAGAATAAGGAGGTATTATCTAATGGCAACTTATAAAAGTGACGCAGGAGCAATCCTAGAACCAGGTAATCAGATTAATCGCTTATCATCTTTCAACCATGAAGGAGTTAAGGGTTGGCCTGGAATTGAAGCTTTTGAACAGATTGGTTATGTAAAAGTAACTAACTTATCAGCTGATAAAGCTAGTTTCAAAAGTTTTAGTATCACCGTACCTTCTCCAGATAGAAGACCAGGTGACAGAGTGAGAGATGACCGCACAAGTTTAGTGGTCAAAGCAAGTGCAGCTAGACCTTCATATGTTTATGGAGCTTCTATAGCAATTGCACAGGATGATCCTTCAGGTGGTCTTCCTAGTTTCCCAGCATCTCCAATAACAGCAGATCTCGGTGGTACAACTGGCGAGCTTCTACTTCTTGGTCCTGATAATAGTGGGTCACCAATTGGTGTTCCAACTACTCAGTTGTTAGGAAACGCTGCTGCTTCTAGTTCTATAACTGCAGCAAACTCACTGTTCCTTCAAGGTGCAGGGGATACAACTACTGGTGACGTTCCATTTTGGACATCTGTAACATCTACTATCGAAAGAGCAGATGCTGCAAATTCCATGATGTACAAAGTAACAGCCGACACAACTTTTAAAGTTTATAACGTCGATGCTATTACTGGAACTTCAGTCAATGGTGATGGTGTATTTATCTCAGCTGACGATTCAACTGCTGGTAGAGCAGCTTACATCGTTTGTAGAGTTAACTACTTACGTCCAGCTGCAGCTGTAGCTTGGAGTGATGTTTCTTCCTTCGTGGACTTTGCTTCACAAGTAGGCGGCACAGATTCATAATCTATATTTTTATAGTTTAGTTGGAATGGCGAGTCTTTATGGCTCGCTTTTTCATTGTCAAGCAAAATTTATTGAGTTAAGCTATTTAAAGAAGGAATTTTTTAATTATGTTGTATCAACACAAGATTACTGGGGGAATAGTAGAAAAAGTATCTCAACATGGGGATGGTGTTTCAATGGTCATTAATGCGAATGACGAAGCTGAATATGTTAATGATGAAGATTTGATGCCCTGTGTAGGAGCTACTTCTGAAAAGATTAAAACAGAAGAGAGACTAAAGGAAGACTTAAAGTCTACTGGAGATAAAGAAGCAAAAGTCAGTAATAAAGAAACCTTTCCTTATGACACCCGATTGAATTTAAACACTGCAGGTGCTAGACAGATCGCAGATACATTACCTGGGGTTGGTTTAAAAACTGCAAGAGATATAAAGGATTTACAAACTACACTTTCAGGAGAAAGATTTACAAAATTAGAGCAATTGAGAGGAATAAAGCGTATAGATTGGGATGAGATATTTAAAGAAAACTTAGTAAGAGTAGACTAGTAACAGGTAAATTTTACGTGTTTGAATGAAGCTCGATACCTTTATACAGTCAAAAGTACGTTGGCATTTGGGTTATAACTTAACTTCAATACCTGCTGGTGACCAAGCTCGTTTAGAAGAAGCAATTAACAATGTTCAAGACTCTTTTTGGGTTAGTAAGATTGTTGAGCAGTTAGGTCGTTGTGATGAAGCTGAAAAGCGAACAGACATGACTGGAAGTATCAATAATAATACTGTTCCAAGAAACAGAATAGAAAGTATTGCTGGTGATGTTGATAGAACAGTTGCAACTTCAGATTTTCGTGAAACTTTAAAAACTTGGACAGAAATTTATATTTATGAAACTGACAGATTAGCAATGCATTTATATGTTCCCAATTATAGAAATCCAGCTCAAGCTAGATATAGATTTAATAGAGAAGGTGCGGAATTTATACAAGCATTACCTGGACCAGCAGATGTAGCTGTTGGTACTAGGCTTCTTTTAGAAGTTAGCCATAGGTAATAACATTTCCCCCTGTTATTCTTAAGAAAACGAATGTAGATTAAAAATGGCATTAGGTTATTTTCAAGACACGATATTTTTAAATGAGTCAACCCTGACTGCACCTGGATCTGGGACAGCTTTACAAGTAAGTCAGAATAATTTTTTTGCTACAAAAGATTATACTTTGCTAGTCACTGTGACTGATAAAAACACTAATGTAATTGTTCGACTAGATGGTAGTATTGACGGAACAAATTATGCTCCAATAATTGCAGAGCAAACAATAACTGTAAATGGTTCTTATTCCTATAGTGTTTCTGGAAGACCAGTAAAATTTGTAAAAGCTGTTTGGGTAAGTGAAGCAGGTGGTACAGATGCCACAGTAACATTTAATATAGCTGCGTTATAAATGGTTTTACCTTCTACAAAACTTGGATATACTTTAGGTATTAAAAGAGATAGGGATATTATCAGTCCAAGAGAAAGACAAAAAGCTAGTCCTTTCAAAGGAAGAAGACGTACTAGAATGGCAGGAGAAAAACGAGTAGATTTATATTCTGTTCGTCCTGATGAAGCACCTTTTTCTTATACGAAAGGTACTAATCTACCTAAACGGTTTACTCAAACTTTAGACATTCCAATAGAAAAGGAGGAAGAAAACTAAATGGCTGACAAAAAAGGTAAAATGCCACCACAGTTGTTAGAGTATTTTAAAAATAAGAATAAAAAGAAAGATGATGGAAAAGAAATGTCTGATAAAGAAAAACGTAAAGAAGCTTTAGATAAATCTAAGATGGCTAAAAATAAAAAAGAAAATAAGAAAGATAAGTAAAAAAGCCTTCCTATATAATTAAAATAAGTCTATGAATAAATAACGTGGCAAGTAGTAGTTCAAACAAACAACCGTTAATGGTTGACCGCCCAGCGACAACATCAACACTATGTACAGTTGCTTCTGGACAATCATTTTTAACAAGTTTAATTCCAACAGCGGTTGGTAATGCAACAAAAGTATTTGATGTTGACTCTGCATTAACAGATACTTCTATTAGTGGTGCATATATTGATGAAATTTGGTTTACTTATACAAAAAGAGTTATAGAAAAAATAGATGCAGTGACGGCTCCAACATTCACTTACTCAGCTACTGGAGCTGTATGTACTGTTACTGCAGCCACTGGGCATAATTTAGAGATTGGACAGAAAGTATTTTTAGACTTTAAAACTTATAGTGCAGGTACTTTTCCAACCGATGACACATTTACTGTTCAGGATACGGCAAACTTTACAGCAACAACATTTGATGTCACCGTACCTGCTATTGGTGGTGGTGCAACTATTACTGGTAATGTAGATGCTTCTCTTCCTGTAGACTTTTGTGTTTATCTTGTAAATACAGGAACAATTACGAATATTAATCAGTTTTTCCCTTTGTTTGTTCAGAGTATTCCTCAAGTAGCAGAGAATCAAATATTAAGTACAACATTAACTGAAAAACTTCCTTTAATTAATCATCCTGTAGTTCAATCAGGAGCTGCAAACTTTGCTGGTGCTAATAATGAGATAGCTCCAAAACAAAGAGGTTTGATGCTTAAGAGAGGACAAGCTTTATATGTAGCTGCTAGTGGAGCAACTGCTCTAACTAATGGATTCTTTTGTAATCTTCAAGGTGGGTTCTACTAAGTAAGATGTCATTCGGATTTAAAAAATTCGAAGATAAATCTAATTTCGAATTAAGAAATAATTTTAAAAATTTTGATAATATTCCAAAAAAACCTAGTGTCTATCCAAGAGGGTCTGATGGTTATTCATTAGAGAGTGAAGTAAAATTTTATAATCAAGATTCTTTATGGACTAGATGGAGAAGAGGATATGAATTATATACATTTACACAACAGATATTAGGATCTACATCGAAAGAAAGAGATAAAAGAGGAGACTATAGATTATTTTTTACTTTTCAACAATTTCCTGGAGTTTTTATTCCTGCCAGAATATTTACTTTTCCATCGACTAATCAAGAGTTAGGAGAACATATTTGTGGAATGCGTGATACAGATGGGTTTAGTTTTTATGATTTTGGATTACCAATATTAGATGTTAGATATTTAGCTCCTTCTGTAACTGCAACTTATTCTCAGAATGGTACAACATTAGTAGTAACTAAAACTGATCATGGTTTATATCCTGGGGATAATGTTTACTTAGATATATCTACTGGAGCTGCGACAGATGAGACTCTAACAATAGTAAGTAAGACACAGAATACTTTTACCCTAACTGCTACTAATGCTGCAGTTACATCAGGAAATGTTGTGTATCATAATTCAACAGCATTTAATGATACTCGTTGGAGATTTGTAAGAGTAAAACTTAGATCTTTACCTACTGAAGTTGCATTTTTAGAAGGTGAGAGAATGGCAGATCGAATTGTAGAAAGAGATACTGGGATTGCTTCTACATATTCAAGAGTAGGTTCTGAAGTAACTGTAACTTGTGGTTCTGTTCATGGACTATCAACTGATAATAAAGTTTTTGTTGATGTAAGTACAGGAACTTTAGCTTCTGGTAGATACACAATCGAAGTTATAAACACAACAAAATTTAAATTCACAACAATTACAAATGCAAATACTGCAGGTAATTTAACTTTAAGTAGATTACTTAGAGGATTTAGATACGATGATTATGTTGGATATACAGTTACAGGATCTGATGCGACTACTAACGAAATTATCTTTCAAAAAGCTGATAGCTATGGAGCAAAGACTGTAGATACTATTGCTAAAACAACAGTACCAGCTCATAGAGGATTTGCTGTAGGTAGATTTTTGACAACAGAATTAAGATGGAATTGTTCTTGTCAGGACTTTTCTAGAAGAGATAATTATAATTTATTTAGTCAAAACAATCATGAAAAATTTCCTGTAACAGCTCTTAGAGATACAAAGCCAGGTAATGTTTTACAAAATGATGGCAGTGTAACTGAAAGTCGAGATGAGCCAGGTGTTTTCAGAGATTTAGGTTACGTCACAATAAACAATTTTTATGAATTACCTGAGTATGAAGATGAAAAAGAATTTTCTTTTCAAAATCTTCTATATTATCAACTTCGATGGTGCAAGCATATTTACGCTGCTATGTGGTCGATATTGCATGATGAAGGTAATGAGCCACTGAAGTTAGCTGCAAAATATACACAAAATGGTATAAATATTACTGTTGATTTCGAAGAACATAATTTAAATAAAAACGATAAAATTCAATTAAATTTCACAAGTGGTAATGCAATATCAGGAGAATACACTATTAGTGATGTACCAACTCCCAATAGTTTTGTAGTTATCTATCCTTTCGATCAAACCACTGGTGGTTATGTAACTGTAGAAAATTTAAAGAAACATGAATATGTTGGAGCATGGTTGTTAGAACCAAATGATAGACCTTTGGGGAAAGGATATGAAAACTGGGAAAAGAGATGGGCAAAAGAAAAAAGAAAAATGCAAGAAGCCGTAGAAGTTTTTGCTTTATATAATCGATCAACAAAATGGGAAGGAAACAAAAATATTATTGGTGATTTTAATTTACCTCAAGATGTTGCTAACTTTGACCCTTCTGTAATTGCCATGACTTTGACTGATAGTTTAAAAAGAGATGCAAAAGGTAATTTAGATAGATCAGGTAAACCTTTAAATACTACAAACAGAATGATTGCAATGGTGAATAAATTGTTTAATAAAGCTCCTACTGTTTTAGATGATATAAAGTTTGGAATAGTAAATAGACCATTAATTGAATTTACAAATGCTTTTGAATCAGGTTTATTAAAAGCTGGAGAATATACAAATGGAGAATTATTAGATGCAACAGTTAATACGAGTAACCTAGATGCAGGAGCATATAATCCAGAGACAGCTCAAGATACAGTAGTAGATGCAGGATTATATATTAACGTCTAATTATGGCAGTACAAATTCAGACTCGTAGATCAAGTACAGCAAATGATAGACCCTTTCCAATAAGATTAGGATCTGGAGAGTTAGCTTTAAATAATAACAGTACAAGTCCAGGTTTATTCTTTGCAGATAATACAGCCTCACCAAATACAGGATTAATTAAAGTTGGTCCCGTTCATATAGGAAGCACAGCTCCTAATACTGGAGCAGCTGGTTTCACTTCTTCTAGTAAAGGAGAAACTTGGTTAGATACAGTAAGTACTCAAATATTTAAAATTTATGATGGAGCAGCTTTTCAGACTGTGAAAGCAGTAGCATCTGTCTCCGCTGGACAACCAGCTAATCCTATTAATGGACAATTACATTGGGATACAGCCGCAGGTGGTACTGGAGTATTGAAAATATATTTATCTTCTAGTGCTAATTGGGTAAATGTTTAATTATTTACTTAGTAAATGATCTAAAATTCTATCTAATTTACTATGAACACCTTGCATTTCTCTTAAAAAATCCTCTTTTAACACATAATCGTGTAAAACTTCATTTTTTAATTTATCTAAATTTCTTTCAACATTTTCAAATCTTCTGTCTAATTTTTTACTAAAATTGCCTAAAGCCCTTGTTATACCTGCAAAGGCTCCAATACTACCAGAAATAATGGCTGCGATAACTTGAGGTTCCATATCTTAATTATAATGGTAGGCACCGTTTAAAATATATAATTATATGCAAATATTATGGCTACAGGTTACGAACCAAATATAGAAGGTGCTATAGCTGTCCTTAGAGATTTAATGATAGCAAATAGTTTTACGATGACTCGTCAACCTTACGAGCCTAATTATAGAGGTTTAGTTGATGCTGTAATTGACTTAAAAGAGGGTTTTCCAACATTTGCTCCTTTGCAAGTTGGATTTGATGCTACTGCATTTGAAGATGTTAGTGAAAATGATGCTTTATATATGAGAACTAGTGATGGTCAAGTAGGTAAAGC